TACGGCGTCAAAAAACCGATTTACAAAGTCGATGGCGTCTTGATTCCCCAAAAACCAACGTTTGCTGTTTTCTTGATTGGCTATCTGCCATTCTTCTGACATTACGGGCATCTGTTACTCCAGCAACAGGTTGTTGTTTGACGCAGCCTGCATAATAATCCAATTGGTGCCGTCTGACACCATTGTTGCCCAATTTCCCACCACACCAAGCAAGATTGCCGTACCGGCGCTGGTGCTGTCAATCGGCACAATATCGCTGGATGCGGAGTTGACCGCTTGGGCCTGCATATTTTTGACCGTAATATACCGGCCTGTCCAGCTTGAGGCCGCAGGAAACGTCAGTGTTAAGGCCGAGCCGGTCTTGTTGTTGATGATCCATGTATCGGTGCCCGTAATGGTGTAGTCAGCCGTCTTGGTTATAACCGTGGACAACGGCACATAGTCCGTGTTTGCCACTGCCGCCGATATGGCCGTGCCGTTACCTTTTAGGATGCCAGTGATTGAGGTACTGAGCGTAATTGCTGGCGTGGTGGTGGCCGTTGCCACCGTACCGGCAAGACCATTGGCCGAGACAACGGATACGCTTGTGACAGTGCCTGTGCCATACGCCAGTGCAGGGATGTCAGCCGTGGTCAACGCCCTAAAAGTAGGTGCAGCCGCCGCGCCAGATGAAGGCCCAGCAAATATTGAATTTACCGCTTGTGTGGTCAACGTGCCGGTAAGCGTGCCGGTGGTAGTGACCGGCGAATTGGTGACCGCTATGATGGACGGCAACGACAGTCCAACTGAAGTGACCGTGCCAGAACCGTACGGTAGCGCAGGAATGTCAGCCGTTGTCAGCGCTCGAAAAGTAGGTACAGCAGCCGCCCCACTACTTGGCCCAGCAAAGATGCTGTTGACGGCTTGAGTGGTAAAAGCAGCAGTGAGCGTTCCCGAACTTGTAACCGGCGAATTAGTTACCGTGAACTGCACTGGCATTGCCAGCCCTACCGAAGTGACTGTGCCCGTTGTTGGCGTTGTCCAAGTAGGTACGCCCGCGCCTGCACTGGTCAGCACTTGGCCGGATGTGCCGGCAACGGTAAATGCGTAGGCCGTGCCCGTACCGTAGGGGACAGCGCCAGCCGTTGGTGTGGATGTGCTATTTGTGCCGCCGTTGGCTATAACCAGCTTGCCAGCCAGCGTTACAACACCCGTGGTAGTTGCGGCAGGAGTAAGGCCAGTCGTGCCCGCCGAGAAGGACAGAACGCCGGTATTGGCAATCGTGACATTGCCCGTAGCGCCAGACACTGAAATGCCAGCGCCCGCGATATTGGATAAGACGCCGGTATTGGCTACGGTGATTGTGCCTAACCCGTTGGTGACTGAAATACCTGCGCCAGTGCCCAACGTGTTAAGGCTGTACCCTGTGCCATTGCCAATCAGCAGTTGGCCGTTGGTTGGGATTGTGCCCAAACCAGTGCCGCCTGAAGTGACGGGGATAATCCCTGTACCTGTCCCAACAGTTGTGTATAGACTATAAAACCAACGATACCACTCACGCGAAACCGCACCCGTGCGTTCGTCAATAATCGGCACCCGTGGGGGCGTGATCTGGGTTTCGTTGCCTGTAGCCATATTAGGCGTTGGTTGGGCTAAGTATTAATTCAGCGCCCATAATTGCTATTTTGTTGGGGTCAGTGCCTGAGAGTTCATAGACCCTATCGCGCAGCTTCAAGGTCATGCCTAGCCGACGCCAAAAAGTTCGATGACCGTACGCACCAATTTTGCCAACTGGCGACCAGTGTTCATTGCTCCAAGTGTGGCCGCCGTCATCTGACCAGCGCAACATTACTTGCGGGTCGTAGCCTGGTGCAGCCGGATAAGCCGTGGTCACTAAGTTGTACCCGCTAATATCGGTATCTGACAGTTCGTATTGGCCTAAAGGCTGAAAACCATCCCCTGCCTCGGTGGTTAAAGTAACACCAGATTGCGTTGCTAAAAACGTTTGAACATACTCGGCCACAAGGTCTAACCCTGACTCAGTGTCAATATTTTCACTGTCATACCCAGGGTACAAATTTAGCCCCACACCTGTTTCACAGTCCAGTTGCAAGCTATGGTGCGCGGTGCGCTTGAGGTTGTTCTGGCCGGTTGGCAACGCCCGCCATGAACGCAACCACTTTTGAATGTTGCCGTTATCGGCGTACACATCCAAGTCAAACCGATAGAGGTTGCCGTTTTCAAAGTCGCCAACAAGAATGTTGCCACCAAAGTTGCATTGGCAATTGCTGCGGTGCCGCATAAACTCGCCGTTGTCAAAACCAGCACGCTCATGCCAAACTTGAGTGGACACATCGTAAACCCAAGTAGCGTTGCCGGCGGGAAACGTCAGCACATAGAAAGCATGGCCTTCTTGCTGGTATGTGTACGCAATGGCGTCCGAGATATTGCCGTATTGGGCAATGGCGTACTCAATGGCATGGGTAGAAACCCTAACGCCGGTATAGCCGTTAGCCCGGTAGACGATACCTTGCCCCCGAGCGTCAGTGCCTAGCCAGAACAGGCCGTTGTCCAGCTTGGCAATCGAGAACGCAGCCACACAGCCAATCTCGTTAAACGCGCCTTGAATGCGCTGTAAGGGAAAATCAGTGCCGCCTGTGTCGTACCAAACTTCTACTGAATCGGTGCCAAAGACCCACAGTTCGCGGTGGTCGGAAATAACACCTACTACGCCGTCAGGTGAACCTTCGGCGCTTGCAAAGTCCAGCGGGTCAACAGATGTGCCATCCAGCAACTGCGACACCCAGATGATCTGGCTGTCAGGCTGGTTAAAGACAAAGTAGCCGTCAAGGTATGTTACCGTCACCGCACCGGCAAAGTCAGGGTCTGTGATCTGCGCGAACACGTTGGTAACTTCGTTGTATATAAACCCATCAGGGTTAGTTGCCAAAAATATCTGCGTGCCGTTGTCCGCTATGGACACCGGGCCGCTGCTAGTAGTTAAGGTGCCTAACAGTGTAGGTGTAGCAGTCAAGCCAGTTAGCTTATAAAAACCCGAGCCCGATACTACGTAGAAATCGCTGCCGTTGGTTTGGTGTGCCCACAGCGCTCGGATCGGGCCGGTGCCCACGGTCTGTAGGAACTCAAGGCCAGGGGCGCGGTTTAGAAAACCAGGTTCTTTGCCACCTTCGGGGATGGCCTCGGGGAACAGGTTGACCATGCGGTTGTCCGCAGCGTTGATACTGCGGGCAACATACGCGGAGCCAAGAATCGGCGTTTTCATGCGACGTAACTTGGATACCACTTAGTTGTCGTAGCGTCGTAAGTCATTGTTAATGCCTTACTAACCACCGCTGTGCCCGCTAGAGCAATATTTCCCGCCGTTGTCCAAGTAAATATGCCAGTTGGAATTAACGTAATTGCGCCGCCGCCAGTAGAAATTGGCGCTGCTGCTGTGATGGTCACCACCGCCGTTGTTCCCGAAATAAAAACAATTGGGGTTGTTGGGGCAATAGTTGTTGCGCTTGCAATTGTGGGCGCAGCAGCGCTTACGGCGCTAAAGCTACTTAGCGAAATGCTTGTGCCCGTAGCAGCACCAATATTAGGCGTTGTAAGTGCCATGTTAGTGCTAGTACACGCGCTAATGTTTCCGCTAGCAACGGTGCCCAAAGCGGGGGTCACCAATGTAGGGTTGGTAAACAGTAGCGCGTTGGTAAGTTGTTTTGTAGTGCCGCCTTGAACAATTGGCAAAACATCAGATGTAGCCGAGGCGGTAGCTGCGGGGAGAGATGAGATTGCGATAGTTGCCATGTTAGTAGTTTCCTGCGTAAATGTTAAAGCGTTGGCGGGTGGCGACAATGGCGTAAGGCATAGACATTACGTCATCAGGGTTGTTGATGCGCTTCAGATTGCGCTTGCTGGTCATAGCAATGCGCTGCACTTGGGGGCTGGGCTCCACGCCAAACTCAGGCGCAATTTCGCAGGCTAAGTTGTAGGTAAAGGCGCGCAAGTAACCCGGCGGGAACAGGATGTTGGTTGCCAAGTTAGCAGGCTGGGTCAACTCTTGAACGCTGATAAAGTGCCATTCCAAGTCCCGTGTGGGCTTGGGATAGATAAACATATCAATATTAGGATATGTCATGTTGACAAAAATAAC